GGCGGAGAGATGCTGGCCAGGGCCCAAGCCGCAGGCCTGACGGCCGTGCCCTGCGAGGGCTTCCCGCTTCTCGGGATGGACTTCGACGTCCTCCACCTCAATGAACGGAAGCCGAGCGAATCCCTCCTCGGTCTTTTCCCGAAAGCAGCCGCCGTGAGCACGGTCCACTCTCAATTTGAATGCGAGGCCCCGATCCTGAGCCCCCGGATCTTCAAATACATCGCCATCCGCCAGGACATCAAGGACAAGCTCGAGGCGAAGGACGGGATCCCGGCAGAGCGGGTCGACGTCATTCCGAACGGAATCGATTTCACGCGCTTCAACCGGAACTATGAATACCTCCGGGAACAGCCACAGGACCCGGATGCCCGGCCCATGGTCCTCTTCGTCGGGACCTTCGACAGGCTCCGTCTCGAGGCCATCAGAAAGACGGGCGAATATTGCTGGAAGACAGAGCGAGAATTCCGGCTAGTCGGCCAAAATCATCACCTCAAACCGGAAAATGTCCCGGCGAACGCCAAGATTTATCCCCCGATCTGGGAGATCGAAAACCATATCCATGCCTGCGACGAAACCTCGGGCGTCATGCTGGGCCGGACGACGATCGAAGGCTGGGCCTGCGGTAAACCGGGCTGGATTTATACCGTCGACGGGGCCGGGAAGGTCACGGCAGTCGAATGGACGGAGCCGCCCGAAGACATGACCATCTACTCGATCGAGAACGTGACGGCCAGGATCGCGGCCCTTTACGGCGAGGCCAGGGAGGCCGTCCGATGATGACCTCATATCCCGAAAACCTTTTGGCGATCCTGCTGGCGATCAAGAGGATCAAGCCGACGAATATCCTCGACGTCGGCGCCGGCTTCGGGAAATTTGGGCTACTGATCCGCGAACTCCTCCTGTCCGAAGCTGCGGAGGCCGGAGATCTGAGCCCCCGCCCGAAATTCAAAATCAACTGCATTGAGGAGGCGGAATATTTTACCGATCTCCCTTGGCATCAGAGTCTTTATGACCATCATACGCATGTCAATTTATTTCAAGTACCACCTCCCTTTTTCGCTATGCATGATCTGATCCTGATGATCGATGTCGTCGAACACACCTCGAAGGAACGGATGCTGAAATTCCTGCAGGAGATCAAGGCCGAGCCCCAAGCCAAGGACCGGACAAAGATTCTGATATCGACGCCGCGGGCGGTCGTTTTCTATTCCCAGGTTTTTTACGGATCGGCTGGCCACGTTTCACAATGGGAGGCCTCGGACTTCAAGATTTTCCCCCGGGTAACCGACCTGGGATCAAAATTCAGCCATCTGGTGGTGATCGAATGAGCAAAGATCCCGAAGCCTGGAACGCCATGCATCGAGCCGGGTATTTCGCCAAACATCCGTACTACCAGGGCCATGGGACGCGGGTCTTCCCGGACGCCAAGAAGATCGCTGAGTATTTTAGTCTGAAGCCAGAGCATAGGATCGCCATCATCGGGAGCGGCTATGGCCGAGAGGCGGCGAAGCTGGCCCCGCTGGTCGAGGCAGTTTATTGCCTAGATGTCGAGGCGGCCATGCCCGAGCTCGAGACCTATCTCGAAGGTCTCCGGATCTTCAATTATCACCCGATCGCATACAAGCCGGGCTGGGGGCTCCAGATGCCGGATGTCGATTTCGTTTATTCCTTCAACGTCTTTCAGCACCTGAGCCGGGCGGTCGCCCAAGATTATCTAGAGACTTTCGGCTGGAAACTCAGGCCGGCCGGAGGGATGCTGATCCAATTTTGCCGAGTCCGGACAGGCGGCGAGCGCGACGTCGATCCGGGCCGGATCTACGAGCCCCAGGTGAATTGGACGCTTTCCGATATTTACGGCGCCATGAAGCCGAACGGCCTCGAGGCGGAAATCGTGACGGAGGAGGAAGTCAACCAGGATGGGACGCCGCGGACGGCTCCAGGGCTCGGAAATTTCATTTGGTATTGGGCTTTCATCATCAGGGCCAGCGGTCCGAAGCCTTTGCGGCCATGCCGTGGCGGAATCGGGGCTGGCCAGGGCGAACGGCAGGCCGGCCAGGCAAGGACCCCCGATGGAGGCCAAAAGCCCGTCCTGGGGCTTCCTAGAGCGATTTCCGGCTCGGTCGGCGGAAAGGGGCCGCGGCCATGAGCTACGAAAGCCTGCTGATCAATAACCTGGTCGTGGTGAAGCAGGCGCTCGATAAATGGGGCGAACCTTCCGGGGCCCCGACGTTGACGCCGGAAAAATGCAGGATCGAAACGACACATCGGGTCCTCCGAGTCGGGAAAGGCGAGGAACTCATAGCGACGGCCCTCGTCATGTTGTCCCGAAAGCCGATGACCGTGGCCGACATCCGGTCCGTCCTTCGTTTCGGAGGGATCGATCACCCTGTCCTGAGCATCGAACCGTGCCAAAATGGGAAAATAATTCACCATTACGAGGCCCTCGTCGGGTAGAGAAAGCCAATGGCCTACGGACCTGAAAACGAAACCTTCAAGATCGAGAGCATCGACGATCTCTTGAAAGGCTTGGGTGCGGTTTCCCGGCTCATCACCTTGACGCTCATTCCCAAGGCGCTTTTCAAGGCTTGGGCGAAACTCTTGGCTTATGCCATCAAGGAAGAGCCGCGGGTCCCGCATAAACAGGGCCGGCTATGGGCCAGCGAGACGATCGGGACCTGCGTCATCACGGAAGATCGGATTGAACAGGACGGGGGATTCAATACCGAATACGCGGCCAAACTCCATGAGTCCGTAAACAATGAGCAATGGGGAGAGGTCACGCATTGGACCCTTCCCGGAAGCGGCCCGAAATACCTCGAAACGAAGTTAGCGACGCATAAAGACGAGCTGATGAAAGATATCGCGGATTACGTTTTGGATAATGGGGGCAGGTGATGCTTCAGGAAATAGCCCAATTTATCGAGAACCGGACGGGGAAGACGATCGGGGTCGACCTCTTTGTCGGCCATCTCCCGATCCAAAAGCCCGGCGCGCCCGTGATCCCGATTCCCGACAGGTACTCGCTGATCCTCGAGAATGCGACGTCGGCGACGGATGATGACTGGCCCGATTATGAGCAAAAGCCGATTCAGATTCTGACCCGGGCGAAAACATATTTTACGGCGCGCGCGGATGCCCGGATCTTCTACGATAAAATGCATGGCCAGGCCGGTTGGCGGCTTCCCGTTCTCACGAGCGGGGAGGCCTATTTGGCGAACACGATCTCCGGAGTCGCCCCGCCGGCGCCGATCGAAAATCCGAATGAGCAAAAGACGTTCACCTTTTCGGCGAACTATATTTTTAGGATTACCCGGCTCTGAGGAGCCGAAATTTTAAGAGGAGGCAAATATGCCGAAACTTCCTATGGGCGACATCGGTCCCTGCGAAGTCGTGTGGGACTACGGCGGAACGGCGATCAAACTGAGTCCGTTCCTGGGCAAGGTCGCGCTCTCCATGAAGGACAGCGTGAGCAAGGTCTTCGAGGAAGGTTACGGGGACGCCCCGGTCGACGGCGTCTTCGCCGGCTCCGTGATGGAGCTGACGATCCCGATGACCCGGAGCACCCTGGCACAGCTCAACACGGTCTGGCCCGGCTCGGCCCTGAGCGGGAGCGTACTGACTCTCCGCAATAAATGCGGATCGGACATGTACGTCAACGCCAAGGCCGTCGTCATCAAGCCGATGAGGGACGGGGTCGTGAGCACGGTCCATTCCGAATGGACGCACCTCTACAAGGTGCACCCGTACCGGGAATTCGAGATCGGCTTTGACCGGTCCGGCCAGCGGGTCCTCGCCTGCAAGTGCCTGGTCTTCCCGGATATGACCAGCGGCATGAACGGCGAATTCGGGACTATCGGGGTTGCCCCTTGAGCCCTGAAAAAACACCTCTGAGTTTCGTCACCAAGGGGGCCTTGCACAGTCCTTTCACCTTTGAGATCGACGGCAAGACCTACCAGGTCGGGAGGATCAACCGGGCACGTTTCGAGGCGGCCCAAAAACTCGAGCTCCAGATCGCCAAGGGCAAGGTCGAGGGCCTCTATGGCCAGCTTCCGCTGATCAGCAACTGCCCGGCCGAGGTCGCCAACGAACTCGACGTCAAGGACATCCGGAATCTCCTCGCCGAGATACGGAAGCAGCTTGCTAAGGGGCCGACGGGAGAGGAAAAAAACGCCTCGAAGCCTGGGGGGACGCCTGCGGCATAATTGCTGACGCCTTCCATGGCTCTATTTCCTACGATCGCCTGGAGGAGATGGACATAAGGGATTTTAATTTTTGGCACCGGAAGGCGAAAGTCAAGGTGCTGGAAAGAAAAATCGATAATCTGACGTCAACCCGGATCGCCATGAACGGCAGCGCGGAAGACATGAGCGATGCCCTGGAGATTTTAAGCTGGCAGATCAAGATAGCCGAAGCCGAGGAGGAGGATAGCCAATGAGTACGATGGGCGGATTTTTAGCCGGGTCGATCATTGGTAAACTCCTCCTCGACAAGAGCGGCTGGGAAGCCAAGATCAAAGAGGCGGGCAAGGACGCCAGCGGGCTCGCTGCGGGGATCCTAGGGCATTCCAAGACAATCGCTGGGATCGGTACGGCCATGACTGCCGCCGGCGGGGCGATAACCGGAGTCCTCTCGTCGATGATCATGAAAACGACGGAAGCCGGCCATGAAATCCACGAGCTCAGTATTAAAACCGGCGTCGGAACTGAAATCCTGAGCGGCTATAAGCTCGCAGCCGATCAAAATGGGACTTCCCTAGCGGGCCTGGCGACAGGATTTAAATTCCTAGGGAAAAACATGGAGATCGCCGGCGACGGCGGGAAGAGGACAGGCGGCGCCTTCAAGGAACTTGGGGTCGATGTAAGGGAGACTCAGGATGGGGCCCTCCGACCGATGAACGACGTCCTCCTGGACATGGCCGATAGATTTTCGAAGATGGAAGATGGCCCGCACAAGAGCGCCATGGCCATGAAAGTATTCGGGAAGGCCGGCGCCGACCTGATCCCGTTCCTGAATTTGGGCCGTCAAGGGCTCAAGGACAATTGGGAGGAGGCAAGAAAGCTCGGTCTTATTTATTCCGAAGAGGATGCCGCCGCGGCGAACGATTTTAAGGACAGCCTGATCGGCCTGAAAGCCGGGATGGGAGGGATCGGGAAAGAAATTTCGACCCAACTGCTCCCGACTCTGACCTCGGTCGTTCAAGGGATCACCGGGGTCGTCGGGAAGGTCACGACTTGGATTTCAGGCCACGGCGAGCTCGTCAAGATCATCGCCCTTTCTGTTGGGGGAATCGGGGCCTTCATGGTCGTCCTCGGACCGGTCCTTTTCATGCTGCCGAATATCGTCCTCGGCCTTCAGATGGTCGCTACTGCCTTGGGGACGACGGCCGGCGCCTTGACGGCCTCAGTAGGGCTCTGGGGCATCGCCGTCGCGGCGATCGCCTTTTACCTCATCAAACTCCATGAGGTCGCGGTCGCGGAGGATTACGCAGCCGAGGCAGCGACCCGTCTCAAAGATGCCGAGGCCAGTCTTTCCGACAAGATCTATATGTTGGTCGAGAACGGGACCCTGCTGAAGGAAGACCTGGACGATCTGACGAAGAAATACCACGGCAATATCGCAGCCATGGCCATGGCCATCAAACACGGAGAGGAAGGGATCCCGCTCCAAAAGGCCCTCGCTGAGGTCGGAAAAGTACATGCTACCCAGCTTGAGAAAGAGGCCGAGGCCCAGAAAAAGCTGACGATCGAATCGACCGGCTGGCAGGATTTCTTGAAATCGAAATCGATCCCCACGATCTCTGATGCCAACGATCGTATAACCGAACTCCAGCACATCATGACGACGCTCGGGACAAAGTTGGCGGAACATCAGATATCCTGGGAAAATTATAAACTGGCCATGAAGGCGGCCCGGGAGGAAATCGAAAGCCTGACCCAAGGATCCAAGGCCTGGTCCGATTTCATGAAAACGTCGGGGATCAACACGGTCCAGCAGAACCGGGATGAAATCGAACGCCTGAAGGACGTCCTGGCCGGGTTGGATACGGCCTTTGCGAACGGGAAAATTTCCCAATCGGCCTATACTTCAGCCCGAGTCAAGGCCACGGCTGATCTTCAGGTCGCAAACGACGCAGCCATCGGGATCGATCAGACCTATAATGATCGCCTGATTTCCCTGAAGAAAGATCTGACGAATCAGCTCGTAACGGTCGGATCCGATGCCTATGCCAAAGCGAGGACGGATGCAGCCCTAGAGGAGGCCGAACAAGAGAAAACTATTTTCAAAGAGTTGGGGGCTACAAAGGATTTCTACGATTGGAAAGCCCTCGCCCGACAAGCCCTGGCCGTGAAGATCCACGGGATCGATATGTCCGAGCGAGACGATTCTCTCGCCCTGGATGCTGAGATCATGGCCGCGGAAAGGGCCGGCGAGGAAGCTGCGATCGCGGGTTGGAATAACCAGGCCCAGGAATTCTCAAAGCTCGAATCGATGAAGATGAAATTATCGATGAGCTCTTCCGATTATGCGGCCTGGTCAATAGCGGAAGAAACAAGACTTAACATAGAGGCAGTCAGAAATAATCTCAGCCTAACCAAAGAACAGAAGGACAATAAGATTGCGATTCTTCAAGAAGGGCTGGCTCTCGAGCAGGAGCTCGCAGCTCAGGAAGCGAGCATATGGAATGGGGTTATTTCGAGCATTTCCTCGAGTTTCTCATCGACGATCTCTTCTTGGGCCCAGACCCTTTCATGGGATAACATCTTCAACGGGAAGGCCTTGAAATCTTTGGTCGGCGGTCTCTGGAAGGATATCAAAGATACTTTTTTCACCCTGGTCGGGGACCTGGCGAAGAAATGGCTGACCGATTTCTTGGAAAATATCATCCTCAAAAAAACGTCCGAAGCCCTTGCGACCGCCGCTTCGAATATGATTGATACGGTCGGAAAAGGGATCGCTGACACGGCTTCAAAAGGGGCAGGAGCGATCGGCGATGTTGCCGGCGTAGCCGGAAAAGCGGTCGGGGGAGTAGCGACCGGGGTGATCTCCACGATCGCCAATGTCGTGACCGCTGTGGCTTCGGTTCTCGATCTCTTCAAGGGGCCGCAGAAACAAACCGATGTCACGTACTGGTTGAAAATGATCAAAGATCTCGACCAGGAAATGCACGACATGTTCAGGGATTTGATCGGGATCATGGTCTACGAACAGGCCCAGGGCGATGAAAAATGGTGGTTCGCGGTCAATCAAATCGACCTCGCCAAGGAAACGAATTCGCTCCTCAATGATATCTGGGGAGAGACGACGAAGGTCGTCGCGGCCCTTTCGACGGTCCCGAAGGCTGCGACGGGCGCCGTCTTCGAAACCCCTACGCTGGCCTGGGTCGCTGAGAAGAAGACGGAAGCTGTCCTATCTCTCGATCAGTTGGCCGAGATCGCTACCCGTGGTTCGAGCGAAAAAGGCGGCGGCGGATCAATAGGCGGGGAAGGTGGGCGGACCGTCAATTTCAATATGGCGGCCACTTTTGAAATCTCGGCCGTCGACGGCGCGAGCGTTCGCAATGTCGTCCGGGAGAAGATCGGGCCAGAGCTCATCGGCTGGCTTAAGACGAACTTCGGAAAGGATCAACTCCGAGAGGCGCTGGGGATCTAAAATGATTTATAGCACAACGAACCTGATCGACATCTATACGCTTTCTTCGGTTTCGACGGAGGATCCGCTCTACGTAAAGGAATTTTTGTACGATAACCGGCCCAGCCGGCCCTTCCGATTCCAAGCGAAGACAAACCAGAGCATCGTCGTCGATCTCACCGCGGCAACGCGCGTCACCCTGGCCGCCCTCTTCAATCACAACCTCACGGCCGCAGCGACGGCCCGGGTCCAGGCGAACAGCTCGAATGCCTGGGGAGGCGGTCTCGTATACAATTGGCAGATGCCTTGGCGAGAGCATGACCAGGCTCTCCGTTTCAGCCAGAACGAACGCTGGTGGAGGTTTTTCATAAATGACCCGACCAATCTGGCCATGCCAGAGATCGGGGTCGCCTGGCTCGGAACCTGGGCGAAATTCAGCAAGGTCCGGATCACTCCGGGCCGGGCGGATTCACCCGAATTTTTCCAGGTCGAACAGGTAACGACCTATGGCCAGGATTGGAGCACTTATCTGGGCATCGGCCAAAGTTTCGAACTTTCCTTGACAAACCAAATCGACCCGGCGACGATCGATGAGCTGCAGACCTTCATGGAGGGAATTCAGGGAGCGGCCGGCCGCTTCGTTTTCATCCCGGACGAAAAACTTCCCCATGTCTACCTGGTAAAAGTAGTCGGAAGCCCAACGTCAAAACGAGTCGTCTACGGGCCCGGCGGCGAACTTAGGAGCTGGTCGATAAAACTCAAGGTCATGACCCGCGGGATTACGCTTTTATGATTCCGTACCGATCTTTCACGGCCATCGATCACGCCTCCGCCCTGGTCACGAATCCGCCCGGGAACGCAAAGGCGGATTGGGCGGCCTATGTGGTCCCGGGATTTTATATCGGCTTTCAAAAGAACATCAGCGCGGCCTGGGATTTTTGGGAATACGGGATCGCCAAGCCTTCCGCGGCGGATTACGCCCTCCTGGCCGGAGCCGATGAAGCAATCGACTTCTGGTGGACGGCGGCTTATTCCGTCGACTCGAACACCTCGGGGAAACTCAACACGATTTCGACCGTCCGGACAACGGCCAAGTACACGCCGGGGGACAAATCGAACATGGCGGTCCTTACGGGCCAGGTCTATGACACCGGGAAGGATTGGACCTCCTACCCACCCCTCGCCGGGACCGGCGGATGGGAGGACGGGAAGCTCTTTGTTTTCGCCGACATGCCGAAGGTTTATACCCTCTACGGCTGCCCGAATAAAGCCGGGCTCGGGACCCAGGACAATATGCTTCAGGGCTATTTTTTCGACATGGGCCTGACCGTCCGAATGAGCCAGCCGAACGGCGGCGACATCGGAGCGGGAACGAAACTGATCGTCCGGGCGATTTTCTCCGAAATTAAGGTCCGATTTTTTAACCCCTGCGTCAATTCGCTTTCAAAGCTGAAAGTCGCCCCAGCCGGCGGGGATGCCCTGGTCCTGACCGGCTTGGGATTCGATAACGATGACACGGAAATCACGAATGCAGCCAACAATGCCTTTAGCTCGACGCCAGGCGGCGGCGGCTGGAAGGATTACGTAACGGAAATCAATTTTATAGGGACCGCCGGCGAGGGGACCTTTGCCCTCGAGGAAGCCGGCGGAAGCTGGGTCGTCCCGGGAGCCGTCGGGACTTTCGTAATCGATTCGAATAGCCAAATCACGATCGCCTCGATGCCGGCTCTTCCGGTCGGGACCTACGTCCTCAATCTCAAAAAAGCCTGGCTTTCGACAAAATTGAATTCTACCAATACGCCCTCGGCCTACGCCGGCGATTGGCGAGTCGACGCCGGGACCGGGGCCATGACGATCGGAAACCGGCTCCAACTCAAGGTCGGCGGAGGAGGGAAAAGGATTCTGATTCCGGGGACGGATTGGGAATGGCCGATCAAAAAATATTATGCCCCGATCGACATGCGGGCCCCGCTGGTTTTCTATGATGGCCGGATCTTGAGCCTCAGCAATTTCACCCGGAGCGTTTCATCCGGGCTCGGGACCTTTCTGGGCTCCGACGCCGACATCAAGTTGACGAATGTCGATCGGGAATTTTCGAGTCTTCTCTTTTCCAATTACGCGAAAAATTTGGGGGTCGGGGCTTATTATTTATGGTCCGATGAAACGGAGGCATCGAAACACGCCCTAGCGAAATTCATCGTGGATGATTACAACCTCGACGGCCCGGTCTTTTCTGCAAAACTCCGAGATATCGGCTGGAAATATTTTCAAAAGGAACTTCCGGAATACCGCTGCACCGCGGCCGAATTTCCGAACATCTATGAGAAAGATATCAACGCCCCGAAGCCCAATCTTCTGGGGACCTTTTCCTGGACTGCCGGAGACAAACCCGGAGCGATAAAGGCTCCCTGCGTCGATACCGCGAACTTCATCTACCTGGCAGCCCGGGGAAGCCTCTATGCGGTCGATGAGGTTTATTCCGCCGGGATCTTAAAGGCTGCCGGAGCGGATTATTCCATTTCATACGACGGCCTGGGCCAGACCCTGATCACCTTCACCGGAAGCCAGGGGGACAATGAGGTCACCTTCAACTGCCGGGGCTATTCTTTCCCGGCCTGGGATTCGGTCAACGGCTACGTCCAGAATCCTGCCCGGGTCCTCGAATATTTCCTGGAATTTTTGGTCGGGGTCCCGGTCTCCCATTTGGAAACCGCGAGTTTCGACACGCTGGCGGCAACCTTCGCCGCGGCCGGCTTTGGGACGATCGGGAAGCTGGCTCTAACGACAGAATCCGCATGCGAGGAGTATTACAGGCAGCTCCTCTACACCTTCGGGATCCTGGCCGCGTTCACCGCGATCGGGAAAATAAAAATCGCCCGGAAGGATTACGCCAGCCTTTCAAATTTCAAGACGGTATGGGCCCAGCTCGACTGCAAGGATCACCCCGGGCGCGAATATGTGAGCAACGTCGCTTTCAACCGGATCAAGGCCGCCTGGGATTTCGTACCGACGGCGAATCTCTGCCAGGGCGGGGATACCTTCGAAAACTTGTCCTCGCAATCGATCCTGGACGCGGTCCTCGAGCCGACGTCGCCGGCGACATTCCCCTGGACGGATTCCGCGGCTTGGATCGCCATCCGAGCAGCCGAGGAGCTAGACCGCTATGCTTTCGGCGATAACAAATTCAGATTCACGTTATCAATCGATTGGCTGGACTCCCTGGACCTTTTGGATAACATCGAACTGCAGGACCCCTTTGGAGTCAGCCCGATCGGAGCCGGCGAAGCGGGCCGGCCGATGTATATCGAAAGCCTGACGGTCGACCTCGAACAGATGGAAATCGCAGTCGTCTGCTCGGATCTGACCTGGATTCTGACCGGACTTTTCATCTTGGGTGATCCGACGATGGCGTCGAATTGGAGCACAGCCGGGCCCGAGGAGCGGGTATATGCTTATCTTTGCGACACAACGGGCGTTTTCGCGGACGGAGCCCTCGGAAAAAAATTATAGGAGATTCCCATGCCTCTCAGCACCGGAGCCGATGCGATAAGTGGTGAAAGGGTCGATTATGTCACCTTAAATAAAATCAAAGATAATTGGCGGGGAGCAGCGGCGCCCGCCGACGTCGTGGCCGGGGAACTCATGAGCCGGACCGGGACGGATAAACTCATGCATCAAGGCGCCGCGGTCGAGGAGGAAGTCCTCCAGGCGACGCGCTCGAGCGATGTCAGCCCGAAGTTTTCCGGGATTTCCCTGAAGGCCGTGACAAAGGCCGTGGCCGACTCGCCCTATGCAGCCGCGGCGACGGATTACACAATTCTCTGCAACGCGGTCGGCGGGGCGATGGTGGTCAGCCTGCCGGCGGCGACGGGGACCGGGCGGATCTTGAACGTCAAGAAAATCGATGCCTCCGCCTTCACGGTCACCCTGACCCCGAACGGGGCCGAAACGATCGACGGGGCTGCGAGCTACATCATCGCAGCTCAATGGGTCAATATAACGATCCAGGACGGCG